TGTGCATTCTCCACTAATGTAGCCGCTTGGGCTAGATTGATAGCGCCGCGCCTAGACGATCTATTTCTTTCCGACAGCTCTGTGGTGATTTGTGAGACTCGCTGAGCCCTTTGCGTGGCATCTGCCGTGCGCTCTGCCTGCCTGACGGCTATATCAGATTTCTGCTGTTGCTGAGCAATACCAAATTGGGTGGATCGTTGGAGCGTATCAAGCCTGTCCTGTCCTGTGACAATCGCCCCGGCAGGGTTTCTAACTTGAACTTCGCCGCCCGGTAAAGCCTGTATAACAGTACCGTCGTCAAAAATCTCAGTCTTGGCCGAGGCAAAGCCGCCGGCGCCCGCTGTAGCCTTCAATATCCCCTGCTGCTGGGCAACCCCAATCACCTCGCTGGTTTTAGCCAGTAAAGTCTGGGGGTCAGTGGCGAGTAGATTAATTGCATTATCAGTTTCTGTAGTATCTCGGCCTTCTGCGACAAGCTGAGCTCTTCGGGTCTGTAACTGCTGTGCAACCCCTGCAAAATCACCCGACTGTAAGCCCGGGAGTATTTCCGCCGCGCCAAAGGCCACCGATGTAAACCGGCTTAATTGCTCCTGTTGTGACTGAGAGGATTCTGCCGTACCGACCTGAGCCTCTAGCAGCCGACTTCTCAAGGGTGCCTGTTCACGCCGCTCAAATAGATTCTCAGCGCCTTGAACACTTAACAGTGCGTTCTGGAAGGTATTGCCGATGCTTGGCCGGGTTGCTAATGCTATTTCTGGCCTTAGTGCCATGATAATTACCTATTAAATCGATAGTGTGATGGGTGCGCCGGTAGTCGCTAGATTGGGTCGTTTTAGTAAATCTTGGAAGGTGCCACCCCCAAAGCCACCGCTAGCGCCTATCACTCCAGTCTGAAGGGCTTGTGTTAGCCCCTGAATGCCTGCAATTTCAGCATTCGCAGCGCCCACCCCTGCGGCTGCATTAACCGCGCCAATATCGGTCTGAATATTGCCAATTCTCGCCGCTTGACCGGTTTCTATATTCGCTTGAGAGGTCGCTATATCCCCGCCAAATTGCAATAAGTTAGTAATATCTTGACGCTGGCGGTCAATCAACGGGGTCGAGGCCAATAAAACGTTATTCGATAATTCCTGTAAAGTATCGCCGAAACTTAATCGACCGCCCGCAGCCGCCCGTCGCTCAGTGCCACGATTGGCATTCTCTAGCGCCAGATTAAATAAAGGATTGCTTTGTAAAAAATCAAACTGGGCTTGAGGATTAGCAAGAAAATCAGAGCCTTCTACCCCTCGTTCAGCAACCCCGGCAAACGGCTCAAAGAAGCCTTGCGCTCTAATTGCCGATTCCTGCTCGGTTTCTATAGCTTCACGGCCAGCCTCGGCTTGGGCTCTGCCTGCGCGTCTTGCCGCGCTTGCCGCCTTGTTCGAGGCTGATTTAGAGCCTGCAAAACCAAGAACTGCCGCCCCGCCTATCGCTGCGCCTACCATTTAATCACCCATATATTTTGAATATGTCACTTCAGTACGCTCAAACCCTAATCTTTCAAATAACCAGCTTGCATCTAAATGACATTTCGAGCCAACAAACCACCGGTCAACGCCGCGCCTTAATAGTTCTTTTTCAACAAAATCAAATAACTTAAAGCCGAAGTCAGAACCTCGATGCTCTGGATGGATATAAAAAATGTCCATAATGCAGGTCAGACACGTTGAATAATGTAAACCGGGGGCAATAAAACCAATAAAATAACCAATTAATTCCCCCTTCTCTCTTGCAGTAACAAAGATTAACTCCCCTAACGCCTCCCTTGCCTCATAAATATGATACTGGGGGGAAAGGGGCACCTTGTCTTTATCTAACGCTAACTCTTCATAGTGTAGTGGCAAAATGGGCTTAAGTTCTGGCAACCTGTCGGTAAATGACTCAACCTCGAATGTAATCATCTAAACACCTTAATATCAATTATCAAATGAACCCGGTCTTCAGCGCTGTTGTTAATCGCCTCATGCTCTTGCTCGTTATCAAACCACCACACCTCACCCGTCAACATGGTTACTTGCTCATCTCCTGCCCTAAAAACACTTCCTCGATGGCCCGATAATACCACATGATAGCGCTCGTAGTATTCGGCCGGCGCCCCCATATCCACGTGGGGTGTTATACACTTGCCTGGGGTTAATTCAGTAATCAAACAACGACCTATACGCTCACCCTTAACCCTCGCCATCAGCCAGAATATAAACTGCTGGGCCTCGGGTAATTGATATAAAGCCGGATAACTAATACATTCTTTATCATCAATAACCGTTGATTCATCTGAGACATCATTAAACCTCAACCAAATATCACTCACCTGGCTGTGTGCCGTACCCTTGTGCTCTGTTCGCAGTGTGTTTTCATCCCATAAATCAGGATTAGCTTTAAGCGCAGCCATTAAAGGAACAATGTCCATCTTTTCAGCTAATCGAAAGAAATTCTTCACTGTTCACGCCCCGTTATATAGAAATTGACGCCATCGGCTACACTGTTTTCAGCCAAGATAGATGATCCCGCCGGCACCACATGGTTAACAATCGCCGATCCCGGGCTGAATTTATTCTTTGCTATCGTCGTAAAAGGAATCAGCGCACAATCACCCGTACCGCTTGATATATAAACCACGAAAGACAGCCCGCTAACAGAACAGTTTGTGGCAGTAAAGGCTGTGATAATCGTCCCAAACCCATCAGCGGGAGAGATATACAGCGGGGTACGGGTATCCACTGCAGTGACCTTTGTATCGACAAGTACTTTATCAGTCATTAGCTTCCACTCACATCAACAGTATTAGCATCACAGATAAAATCATTCGACGCATCCATATTTCTCACAAAGTCCGTAAATTTTGACCCTGATGGGGCAGAACTGGGTATTCTTAACGATACGTTCGCGCTTCTGTTGGTGAAATCTGAGGGAATGGAGCCGTTAACCTTAGCAAATCCATTCCCTGTTTGATCATCGCAAAAAAGGGCAAATTGATACCCTTGCACCGTGGCACCTGATTTCTGCCCTGCAATATTCGCGTTATAAACCGTTGAGATTGTTGCTTCGCCTAAAAACTGAAGTTCGTTATCAGCACTGCCCACAAACCGCTCAATAGTAGGACAGTCTGTTGTGGACCCTGCTAACTTTACCCAGCCAGATTCCCAGCCCCCCGTAGCATCATCAGCAACAAATGTTCTGACAATATCAAACGACACTCCACCGACAACATTAGCCGCCGTAAATAGCCCGTTATAAGATGTCGTGCCAAAAATAGCGACTGGGGCACCGCTGGCAGGAGTAGCCGCAGTTGAAACCGTTGTATCGACACCTGGGTTACCCGCAGAGTCAGCAAAAGCCGTGATTGTCCCGTCGGCTCCCTGAAAACTCAGCGTTGTTGTCGCTTGGGCATCAAGTGTAAAGCAGCCAATAACGATAGAGTTGGCGACCTCAGTACTTACTGAGGAAGTGTTACCAATACAGCCTGAGAACAGCAATCTAACGTCTTTCTTGGTGGCGTTAACTAATGCTGTTGATCCTGCAAGGGCAATAAATGAGCTATCACTAAAATCACCCCTTAAGCCGATATTAGTACTGCTATTGGCGCTTGTATTAAAGCAGGCTTGACCAGACCCCAAAACAAATAAATTACAATCATCCACAATTAATGTACTGATAGTCGATGCACCTTCAATATCCAAGGCGTGACCATCACCAGAAGACGCCGTATTGGCTGTGTTTCCTGCTATTCGACAACCGGTAAACCGCAAAGCCCCAACAGCCGAGCCTGTGAACTCAACACCCTTCGCGCCACTGGATGAAATCAATCCATCAGAAATACCATAACCCTGTATGGCTTGGTTACACTTAATACCGATACCAACAGATTCAATAATTGGACGGAACATATTGAGAGGCCCTGACATCGGCCCTTGTATATCAACCCCGGTACCCGAAACACTAGAGGCATTGAAGTTGTCCATAATGGTTCTCGGGTTTGTGCCGGTAAGCACGGTTCCATTCGTAACACCAGAACCGAACGTCCAGCCATTCCCTGCATAACCTAGCATGTCATCAAGTTCTAACCCATTACCTGCCGCTGTTGTTAATAAGTTGGAAGTGAAAAATATACTCCCGTCCCCTCTAACCGCAGCCCCTATCCCCGTGTTGTTAATGAGCAGCCCTACATTGCCCTGTAATCCGGACGCACCACCGGTACCACTAAAGGTGATTGTGGGTAAGCTTGAATTGGTAGTAATGCTAGACTGGGTTGCTGTTATGCCGAAAAAGCCTACCCCTCCTAAATTCTCATCAATAGTGTCGTTGATCAAATCGATAGGCGCAGTAATGATATACCCGCCTTGGTTGGGGCTAATCACACTGCCAACTACCGTACTATTAGCAACTAAGTCCGCCTTAGTTGCGATAGGGATAGCGGCCGCATAGAGTTCGTCAAAGTTATCATTGATAAATTCTCCACCAGCCCTGAGATCGCTGCCGGTTCCGTCGTTGTCTGCTGCCCCTATCCCTACTACTTTCTTAACCATGCTCAGTCCTATCAAAGGTTATTTTTGTAGAGTCAAACGTAAACCCGGTTTGATCCCATGTAAACGGATCACCCGTACCTAATCTCAGCTCAATATCGGTGATCTTTGCCGCTACCTTTGGATTATATTCATTGCTCGTTTCAATGATATCCGAACCACCCCCCGTTCTGAGCCATAACTTGAAGAAGTCTTCCATTAGCTGTGTAAAGAAGAGGCGCATCGGCTTACTCTTCAGCAGCTCTTCGGGGATCTTGTTTTGTAGTGGCGGATTAACGTCTATGCCCATCAGAACCCCGCCAGCCTTGCGTCAATAGAAGCTGTTTGTAGTGAATAATACACAGGATCAGAAGTGGTTATCCGGATAATCAGATCATAAAAAGAGTCCATGTTATCCCACTTCACCTTTAACCTGGTATTACCAAGACGGCCTATCTTTATAAAAGAGCCCTGTTTAAACGATTCACCCCCGTCTTTTGAATATTCGATAATGATTTGAGGATCATCGCCCTGTCCGGTCACAAGACCAACGCCTTTTTTCATAATCAATTCAAAGCTGGACATTTGTATTCGTTTCCCGGGTAATCCAATCAATCCCCCGTGAATAGACGCCATTGTTCTAATACGTTGAATAGGGAGGGTATCATTTGAAAAGGCATCGATGTCTAATTTATACACATTGCCATTTAGCTCATCAGCGACTAAATGTTTATTGTATACATACATATGGGAGGTCGCATTATACCGACCCCTACTAGTATCGGATGATAGATTAAACCACCCATCAACCCCTAGCTCTTCGCTTAAGCACCACGTTTTGTTTTCAGTCGGAAAGGTCAAAACGTAGAAATTCTGACCCTCAATCCTGAAGGTGTAACCAATAGCGTCTGATGTTACCGCGTAATTCTCCATCGCATGCGCAACAGGGATACTTGAGATAGACTGCGCCCCGCCCGATACACCCTGATACACAGATTTATCATCCCCCAACCAATAGACAAAATCATCCGTATTAGCCACTGAATGCAGCGCATCTAAGCCTACTTTCTCAATCACTCTACCCGTTCTGCGATCAAGAGGGGGTTGACTATCGGGATTGTTCCAGTAGGTCGGTGTTGTTTTTTCGGTAAACATGTAAATAATATCTTCGAAAGCATAGGCTCGAATCAACTTGCCCGGATCATCCTCTACCTGGCCGGCATCTAATCCGCTCGCCGTTGTGCCATCCCCCACACTCGAAACCACAAAGTCAACACGCGCATCAATATTCACATTCGTATAGATAAACTGATTATTGAGGAATGTGACAGCTGTTGATCCCACAATATTGGAGTCAGTCACGGTAATTAATGTTTGTGTGGATTGTGTATATTGAAGCACAACACCACCCGTGCAGATGATCAGGTTTCTGCCATCGTCGGCAAAAGTACATCTCAGCGCCCCCGGAATAGTCCCGCGCGACGTATGATTACCATTTTCATCAACCTCGCTTAACGTATCCCCCGCCACCCTATAACCAATGCCTTGCATCTCCCACTCGCCACGATCAGCGCCGACAGTAGAGCCCTCAAGGCTTTGACCCGGGAACGACTGAGTAGTAAATTCAGACTTGCCTCCAGGCATAAGTTCGGGATAAAAGTTTTGGGTAAACTGGGAAGACTCAGACCTGTCCCTATGCTCGGCAGAGGGGCCAGTGATATTTAAGGCGAAGGTTTCAAAAGGCATTAGGCTAACTTCATTACAGGGCTTTGGCCATACTTTCCGGCATTGTATTTCTTGTTTGCCCCCCTGATGGCGTCGATAAATTGATTGTGGAAAATTGCGGCTTGCTCCGTATCAACTGCCCACAAAAACGCATGCTTAAGAGCGCCGAATAGGTAGACATTAGGATCAAGCGTTAATACTGGATTGGATTGGTTACCTGAAGATAAAGGCGTGAACTCTGCCAGATATTGAAACTCAACGGTATAAGCCTCATCGGGGATGGTATCGAATTCAATTTGATCGGTGACGGTGAAGAACATGGGCACCGCGGGGCCATCAATAGACACCAACTGCTCTGGTGTCCTGTATGTGAGAGAAAGAAACCCTGTATCGGTATCGATACGCAAGCGTCTCATCTCTAGAAATCCAGAAGGCAATGCAAGAAATCTTGACGATGTTGAGGCCGTGTCTGTGACTCTTGTCTCTCCGCTCCGGAACTTTAACCTTTTGATAGGGTTAGAGAACATTTCAACTTCAGCAAGATCAATAAACGTATCCACCTTTAAATCGATATCATCACGGTGAGAATAGTCAATTATTTCAAGCTTGAGATTGTCGTAAGTGTCTAATGACATATCGACCTCGTAATAAAAAAGGGCCGAAGCCCTTGCTTTAGACTAAGGGAGGATCAGGAATAACGGGAGCTTTCGGCTTAGGCCCCGGCTTATTGACCTTCTCCATCCATATCTTGGAGAATTGAGATTCGGCAGTGATAGTCTCGCCGCTGGCAGTTTTCCTGGCCACAAGCTCAAACTCATCACCCGGATAAAGGCGAGTTCGAGCGTAGTATCCATAGAAGCTTTCGACCTGTGTTTCTTTAACACGAACTAACATAAATACTCCAAAATAAGGGGCCGAAGCCCCGATTAGTTAAGTGATGCCAAAGCCACTGGCATAATCGTTTGTCGCATCGATCATGCTCATAGGCGTCAGCCAAGCATCCACTCCAATACTGTCACCAGTGCCGAGTGTCGTTACACGAATGCCAAGAAACTGCTCAGACTCCGATAATGCAGTTGGGGGAATCGGGATGATAATCCGAAATCCTACAACCAATAACGTAGAGTCTTGAGCTGGACTGGTGGGGGTGGTTTCAAACACCCGTCGCCCAATCAGTTGTTCGACACCTGTGGTTTGATCCGCGTTAGCGGCATACTCCACATCGAACGTGTAGTCCTCATCGCCAGTGTTAACAACCGCATCCGTAGTGACAGCAAACACCACCGCCATAGGCTCGCCGTTACCAATCGAACGATCTAATGAAAGGTCAATAACATTAGTCCCGACACCGCCACCAGCAGCAAACGTTTGCGCGCTGGAAAATTGTAATTGTGAATCAATATACATAATATTCCCCTTAAACTACGCGAGCTTCAGCTTCTGTCAGTGCGTCAGTGACGCGAACAGGATGGCCTAAGAACGACATTGTGAAAATGGTCTTGCCGAATTGATCAAGCGCTGGCTCAATCGTTACAGCTGAATTACTTTTATCCAGGGCTGCGACTCGCAAGTTTGATAGAACAGTTCTGTTGCAGTAAAAGCTCGTATTAACACCCGTAAGCGTTGGCAAGCGATCAATAGACCGAGACATCAGTTTAATGATGGCCGTTGCTGCAGTGGATGCCTGTGAGCCCGTCTGTCCAATAAGAGCAGGGATATCAATGTTTGCAATACGAACTGCAAAGCGGTGATCCTTGAGTACTAGACCTGCTTTCCATGAATAATCATCCATGTAGGCACGGAACCGGTTGTTGTTCGAGTCAAATGCATCACCAAGACCTAAGTCTTCATGCTGCAATCCTGCGTTAGACCCTTTAGGGAATACGCCAAAGACGGCGCGCGGACCCCACCCGACAAACCAGATAGAACTGTTATCTGATCCTGCACCGCCGGCATCAAGAATGTTCTGGCCATTGACTGCACCGAGATCATCATACCGAGGGGAAAAGCCCACAAACTCTTCAGGACTCGCCGCCGACCCATAAAACAGCGTCGCGGCCATTTCCTGACTCATGCCCTCCATATGAGCCACGTTCTCGTTAAAGCGGAATGAGTTGGTATTGCCGTTTAACATGGCTTCATCCTTGTCGATCTGTGAACGAGCGGTAAGAATACCAACCCCTTCGGTGATCTGCGCGGATGTTGCTTTGCTGTTTGGCGTACCGACGTTGAGTAAGCGCCAGGTCGATGTGGGTAATCCGGTTCGGATTGATGTTTGTTCGCCCGTGGGAAGGTTGCCTTCCTTCCAGAGCATTTCTCTTAGCACTTCATTACTTTGATCCAGGATCTCGATAATTTGTGCTGTGTTCCCATCGGGATCGACTTCCTTAGCCCAATCGTTCAGGGTTTTTAATGAACCACCTATTGTAGCCATGTATCACCTCGTTACCGGGCGTCTCACGACGAGCCCGAGGAAATTGATTAACCCTTTGCTTTTGCGTAAAACTTATCGCCTGGGCTTAGAGTGTCATCAGTTTTAGTTGATTTCTGTGTGGGTTTGACTAGTTTCGGAGCTAACTTAACTTTCTTGGATGCCGTTGTTTTTTGCTTCAACAGCCGATATTTTGCAGCTTCAAGTACGGCGATCATTACCTTATGGTTCTGAACGTGGCCGAACTCTTGCGGCGTAAACCCTACTGCCTGGGCATATTCACTGATTAACTTAAAGTCTTCATCCCGCTTGGTTGTAGCCTGACCTTTATCGTCTGACCACTCGGGATTTGAAGCTATAAACAATGATTGCTGCTCAGTAGCGTAAGCCAGATTAGCATCTTCCGCAGCCTTTTGAGCTGCTTCTTTCGCCGTCTTGACCTTCGCTCGCCGGTTATCTATCGTTTCCTTGGTTTTCAGGTACTCTTCATAGTCTAGTTCGCGCAACTCTTCAAGATCAACGCTACTCTCTACCTCATCAAGCAAGGCAGTAAGCGCTGTTGTGTGCTCTTCCAGAGCCAAAGCCTTAGTATCAAGATCACCAATACTCTCAGATACTTTCTTAGCTACCTCAGATTTAACCTTGTCAGCCACACCTTGTGTCTTTTGCGTATAATCGGACTGCCGTAAATATCCCTGCTTCCACTCTAGAATCTGCTTCTGGGTTGTCTCTGTTCCATCGATGTCATAGACAAGAGTTCCCGCATCATCCTCGGTTTCGCTGGCATTGACCTCCAACTCTTCAGATTCAACAACTGCTTCCTCTGGGGCTTCTTCTACTACAGCGGCAGTTTCCTCGGGGACTTCCGTCTTATCCGAGTCGACACCGTAAAACTTGTCACTAGGTTCCAATATTGGATTATCTAGTTCATCTTGCATAAAAACCTCGCATTCCTATTACTTTTTTAACTTTTTGCAGCCGTGTAAGTTCAGCTTCTGCCAGTGTACCTGTGGTAAGTATACTCTCATAGTATTTTTTTACACGCTGCAACCCTTTCATCTCCCGATAAAGCGCTTCTCTTTGATCAGATTGCTCATGTTTAGTCTTTGAGAACTGGTCGAATAGGTGCATTTCAATCACATTCCACGCTTCTTTATGGAGGTATGAGCTCAATATAATATCCGCATCAGCCTTGCGTTTAACCTCGTCGTCTAACTGTTCGCGCCTTTCTTTATCGCTCATATTACGGCTCCCGGTACGTCTTTGCCAGTGGTAGCCTCAATCTTCGTCAGCTCAACGGCTGTTTTTTGATCGGACTGTCTCGCATCTTCTCGGAGTTTGGCAAGCTCAAGCTTCATTTCTTCTCTGAACTCGTTCATATCCTTCAGCATATTAGCAGCATCTAGCTCTTGCTTGCCTTCAGCCTCAATTAATTTAGCCTGACCTTTGATCCTTTCTGCCTCTGCCAATGGATTCTGTAGCTGCTGAACCATTTGCTGCAACTGTTGGACGGCATTGTTTAATATCTCGTTCTCAGCCTGCAATAATTGCTCTGGCTTCTCTGGATTGTTAAAGAACTCATCGGTTCTTTGTAATCCTGCACCCTTCACAATCCTGTCAAGTGTGTTGTAAATATCAGCCTCGTCGGTCAATGCAGAGCCTTGGGCCTTTAACTGCTGTTGAATAGCATAAATACCCTGCATTGTTTGTAAGAGTTTTTCATTATCGCCGGCGCCTAAACCCACACTTGATTTGACATTGTGGTCAAACTTCCACTTTCTTGGGTCAATGGTTAAGGGCTCGCCTAATACCATGATCTCTGTGGCAGAGTCTTGGAAGTGACCGATAAGCCACGCCATGCCCTCGTATAACTTTCTGTAGCCTGTTTCCGCTATACCTCTAGCTACCAGCTCAATCTTTGCCGCGCCTTCGTCAGCTATCCCGTCAAACCGTGTGGCCGTCTCCTTGCTTAGCGCATCAGCATCCAAGCCTTGAGACGCCATTAAAGTCCCTGTCGTTTGCGCCCGAGCAAAGTCGAGATACTGGATCATCTTTAGGGATTCGCTTAATACAGAGGGGATAACCAACGGGAAAACATCCTGACTCGGTACTCCGTCTGTTCTGATAATGCGGCCTGATCTGACCACAAGCATATCGTCTATGTTGACATTGTCATCGTTTACTATCGTCCCGGGGTGGTTGACGAACTCCAAGTTATCAAAGGATTCTCTGAGTATTTTAGACTTCTGCAGCTGATTTGACTTGGTAACCTCGACACGACTCCGGCCAATAGCAGAGTGAGGCATTAAAATGGAGGAGATAACCGCATAAGGTACGTGATCAAACGCCTCATTGATTATGATTACATCCGCGTCCCTCGCTTTTAATACCCTTCTGCGTTCTGCTACTCCATCCTGATCAAAGTCAACTTTCACATAAAGGTCTAATAACTCTACGTTTTCAGCAGCCCACTCATCAGAAGACGTCCCTTCGGTGTCATCATCCTGATCCTTAAAGCGAAAGTTATTCATTCGCTCCGAATCAACAATCTTTGAGCCCGACGTCGGAATGAGGTTAATCTTTTTAACGGATATGCCCATAGACTTTAGTTCGCCACGGGTTTTAATCATCTTGTCACCAACCAGGTCGGCGTCATCCACGCTGTCTGATTGCGTGGTGATAAGGAAGTTCTCTGTATTAACGCCTTTATAGGTCGCCCTGTTCCCTGATCTTACTGTGACCCTGAAGGTGATATCAAAGGTAGGCTCCTCCCCTTCCTCGACATCATTGTCCTCCTGCTTAACGATATCAATCTTCTTAACGTCTTTAGCGTTCAGGTCTTCGGTCGCCTGCTCTATCTCTAAATCTGTCAGCCCTCTAAGACTAACCTCTTTCGTTGTTTCGATGTCTTCAATGAAGTATTTAACGGCGCCGAACTTCTGGATCTCTGAATCTTTCAGCCAGCCCATTTGAGTAGCGAATGAATGCGGCTGCTCTCGCACTATCCAATCAATATACTTGGTCTTCTCCTCGGCCTCTTTAACATCGGCATCATTAGTGCTATTGGGCTGGAAGGTGACAATAGGACCGCTGCCAAGGAATACTCGGGCAAGAGAGGGCATATCAGCCTCAACAACGTCGGCGCAATCGGTTGAGACAACCTGGGACTGCTCTGCTACCTCGTTACCAAAGGGCTCGCCCATATAGTAGGAAAGGTTCTCTTCATTAACCGTACCAAACTTACCGTTAAACTGAATGGCGTCAGCTTCTCGCTCTCTCAGCCTATTGCATAGCTGGTCTTCGGACATTGGCATTAAACTGTACCTGTCTTGGCATATTGAATAGGCTGTCTCTTGTTCTTTAACACTGAGAATGATTGGCCATTGGTTTTAAATAGATATCCCTCAGTCAATACTGCAATCCGTAAATCATCAACATGAATCCCTGGCTCTATCTCGGCTGAGCACTCGCCATCTCCATCAGCTGCGCGGAGCATACCGGTTAAATCATTCATACGGAGCCTGTTTTCGGGTAATTAAGTGCGCTTCTGACTTTCTTTTGCGGCTTATACTCTAGGCACATACTAACACCATCTAATAAATTCGGTGATTCAACGCCGCGGGCTTTCATATCCTTTTTGGATTCTACCTTAATCTGGCCATTGCCCATATATTGACGTTGCGGCCTGCTCATCTCTGCCTTTAACTCAGTTAAGCAATCAATATCGCTAGAGAATGAAATCATTTCGTTGGGGTCAGTATACACCTTATGAATGATAGCGTTATATGTGGCCTCGCATCGACATCTCAGTCGGTACATGGACTGGGCTCTTTTGTTTGCAAATGCCTCGACATTATTTTTATCTAGCTTCTTATTGAAAGTATCGGGAGCATCAACGCTACCGCCGCCGCGGAATGCAACGATAGGCAATCCATTTGCTTCAAACTCATCTTGAACAGATAGCTTAATTATTGGGGCGCCCATTCCATCAGCATCATAAACAAACTGGTCTGTCTTATTGTTAGTGATGAACTCAGTGACCCAAGGCATAGCATCCCTGATATCGCCCTGCTTTTTTTGCATAGCTTGGAGGATTACAGATCCGTGTCGATATACCAAGGCTTTAGCATCGCCCGTATCAGCGGGATCAAAAGCCACTACCTTCACTCCCAAAGGCTTAAACCCAAGTTTAATATGGGCGTCAACGCAAGCCTCAACCCACTTTGCAGGTATAAAAACATTCTCTTGTGATGCGTTATAGTCCCGGTCAATCTCTTGCGCTACTGTAACCTCATCCTGTTCTCTGACTTGGTGGTCATACCACGCCTGAGTTTTCCGCGGATCATCCTTCCAATCCATCACAAAAACAGGAATCTTGTCACTCATGCGCTTTTTATAGAACTTGTTACCATTCCCGTTAGGGGTAGATATATCAATCTGGCAGTTAGTTGTCTGTGATAATGCGGCATCCGTTGACTCTTGCCGCGGTATAAAGGCTGCTTCATCCACAAAGTAAACTGACATCCTGGCGCCGCGGCCTATATCATCGCCTGACTCGCCTGTAATAGTCGCATCATTAGCAGGGTTGATAATCTTTAAAAAGCCGGCATGTTTGCCTTCGTCATATCCCTCGGGCCTAAACTCAATTGGCAAATAACGCAAAAAGAAGCGAATCTTCTCAAAGATACACTTCGGGTCACCTTTCTTATCAACTAGCGCTTCCTTCCTTGAGCCAAAGCCTACAGTAAAACCAGGATAAAATAGGAACATTGAGACAGACCATGAGCCCGCTATCCATGTTGCGCCAAAGTCCCGGGTCTTTTCAACCAATCCCCTTTCAGCTGCCTGCCATCGAGCAAAAAGCCATTGCATAAACTCTATCTGTCTTGGGAAGGGTATAAATGGAATAGCCGCGGGCAACCCTTTCTCTACATTCCTTGGCTCAAAGGTCATGCCCCAATCACGCACAAAGTCCCACGGATGGGTTCTATAGTGAATCTTGCAGGCTTCTAGGAATTTAGGGTCGGATCGTATCTTGATAAGCATTTCTGACCGTTGGGCCAATATCGCAGGGTAATCAGGATTAAGGTAATCAATCAACCCATTAAATCCTTATAGATATTAGAGGCTTCATCGTTGGACATTTCTGCACCAACAACAGCCGCGGTAATTCCAATGGGCGCACCATTAGGGCCGCTATGCTCCGTGCTCTTGGTTTCCTGGTAGGCTCGATTGAATCGTGAAGCTATCCACTTGCGATTGTCTGTCCTTAGTTTGGCATGGGCTACAGATGCACTATCAACAGCCATCACGATTTTACCCCCGACCATCAAAGGAACGCCATCAACCATGACAGGATTGCCCACTTCATTATCAGGGATTGTAATGATTTCTTCGGCAAATACGTCCGCGGCATCTTCTCTCGCGTGTGCGTAGTTATCACTAAATTCTGGATGCAGCCGGCGCCAGCGATAGACGCTCTGTGTTACTGGCATTCCCTCATCTTCACAAATCTTAACTAATGATCGGCCCAAGGCTATCTCGGCACATATCGCATCGCCTAATTCTTCTGTGTAATCTGTTGGTCTGCCTACTGTCATTGATGGCGCACTCCTTACGGTTGGTGCTGTTAGTGGAATGATTCTTGCTTAATGAAGTACTCGCTCAATAGCCAATACCCGATATTCATCAAATATTACCAGTATTTTATAGTCATGCTCCCCGATGGGCATAATGTCACCCTCTTTTACATCTTCGGTTGAGTCAAGATGCCGCATGGTTGGCTTTGGCTCTATGTGGAATTCGATGCTCATGGTATAAGCCCTGCTAATGTTGCGGGGAGTATATCATAAGTTTAATTAATAGTTACTTCTTGCGCATCTTGGCCGGCTTTCTCACCTTTCTCACTGTCTTTTTGACTTTTTTCTTGGCTTTTTCTTTGGGCGTGTGGCCTGGCATGCTATTCCCCTAAGTGTATTGACTAACTTCAACCGCGTTTGCGGTAGTAGGTTTGTTTATCCTAAAATCTATTGGGCCTACTAATTGTATCGTTTCATAGCCTATTGCTAGCTGAGCCACCATTCGATCACCCTTTTTATCAAGGTATGTTAGTGGTGTAAACCCTGTCCCGGCTGCGTCTGAACCTTCGAATACAATAGGAAAATCATCGTTAACCATTCCGATAGCGATGAAATTGCCAACAGCGCCCGCCTCAATGGTTGCGGTATAGGCGGTTGAAGCTGCGGTTGTTGCTATAATTCTTGCTGTTGTGGCCATAATAATATCCTAATTGATAAAGGTTGAAACAGTGCCTTCGCTGTTTATAAAGCCTGAAATAAACTCGCTGACTGATCCGCCGCTAGGCAGTGAAATCGAATAACACATTTCAATACCCGATATAAATACCCGGGAAGACTCGGGAGCGCAAAACAGGTCAAGTATACCATCACTCGGGACAGTAACGGTTAAAACTAAAGGAGGGGCTATACCGTCGTCCCTAGCGTCATGTGTTCCAGTGGCTAATTCTGCCCCGCCGCTGGTGTTGAGCGTAAATATTCCGTCTCTGTCATCATCATCGACCGTCTCACCGCCCCAAATATGAAACACAACCTCAGCCCCGATAAATAAGGGGTCGCCGCCGCTGAAATCAAACCGCTGTTCTTGGGTTGAAAAGCTTCTAAACGTCGAATCTACAACAGACCCAGGCCATGAACTGCACCCTTCAACCGCTGTGGTTATCGATTTGCTTTCTGCCGTCCAGGTTCCGAGGTTTTGACTGGAGGTGTCTACCCCTGTGGGGTTGCTGTTATTGTCGATTAAGTCATTAAGCGCTGCCGTTGCACCCACATCTGTGAAGTCATTCCATGGGGCTCCGGTGGCATCTACTACCTTGCCATAATCAATACTGATTCGCCCGGTATGAGAGGTGTTTGCAAGATTAATAGTGACGAGTAAGGCGCTTAACGAGACCGCCTCAAGCTCGTATCCCGTTTGGTTGGGGTGCGTTCCGTCATCGCTTAGTGCAGCAAGGAACCAAATATCAGGAGTCGGCGAAGGATCTGAAAAAATAGTGTTCCGGTCATGCTCATAAACCGGCTGTGATGCGGTCGTTAATAATGCAATTCTAGCCTGAATAGCGGCATCAATATCAAGCCGGGCATCATTAAGTGTGGAAGACCTACCGTTAACTGGCGTGGTAGTGGCCACTATCGGGGCAAAGCCGTTAGCTCTAGCCAGAGCCACAAAATCAGAGGTGGCCGTTTCAGCCTCCCCTATTCCCGCAGCTGCAAAGGCGTTGGTATTGTTTGGCGACCATGGTGAAAATAACGCCACTGTGGGTACGGTAAAGGCTAGCGAATCTTCAAAATTAGCAAGATAAGTATCGGTAACGGCGCCCGAGTATCCAAAATTTGACAACGCTGTTCTAGTGCCGGTAAGACTTATCGTGTCTGCCGCGTACCGTATGGCGCCGGTTAAATCATTAACCCCATCTAAGCCCTGAGTGATGGAATCACCTATACCGCAAAAGCTCACGGCCCCGTTATCTGCTGTAAATACCAGCATCATTGGAGGCCCGATAGTTGACTGAGCTATAGCCGTGGTCGATTCGGTTAAATCTCCGCCGCCGGCGCTGCCTATAACCTGGCCTACACCTTGGTCAAAGGTAGTTGAATTGCTATTAAGTGATGTAGCCCTTGCGCCCTGGGTATTGCCTGCTGATGGCGCGAACATGCGAGCATGGGCAATAAACCCTCTGCCGCTATCTATTCTAGCTGTTGGAGTAATGGCTAGTAAATCGGACATTACAAAGCTGTGGCGCTCTGGGTTGCCTGTTGAATTGGCAGGAATTGTTACGGTTGATGACCCGCTAAACAGGAATAGATCGGGGGTTGCGTTAGGTGTTAGTGGGAATGCTTTATCAACAACCCAGCTCATTGACGCTTTGGCGTTGATTACTGGGTCAGTGAAGGTATTGAATAATATAACCCTTACGCCAGTGTAGGTGTTGGGTTCAATTTGGGCAGAGAATACGAGATTCCTATTTATGCCACCAGTATTGGAACTTATATCACCAATAGCCCGATAGCTTATCTTTTTTGACGTTAGCGCCATTATTCCCCGCCCTCTTGCTTGGCTTGAGCTTCAAATAGCGCTTTTATTTCCTCTAATTTTTGCGCGCCCAGATCCGCGCCGTCGCCATTCTCCCACCAGCCATCATCCTCCCCTTCGGCAAGCCCACACCTATCAATCCCATCTAAAATATCAGCTATAGCTTGGTATGTTACAGTCGCTGCCATTATTCTCCGCCCATTATGTTAATTAACCCGGTAAACATAAGCGCCACAGCACCCAAAATGCCCGTAATGAGTGTGATTGTAACCCATAAGATAGCTTTTGCCACCATGCTATTCCGGCGCAATAATCGTGCCGCTGCCCGTTTCTTCTTCGGCTCCATGTCTTCTGTGATGGCTTCAATGCCTAATTCAGTATCGTCACCGTTACTCATGGTCAGCTCGTTTGATATTAACCTTCAGCTTGTACCGGACTTGCTTGTAGCGCACAGGGACATAGCATGTACCGCCATGCCAGAACTGATTATTGGGGTGGCTACCCTCTTGGATGAAATAACGCGGGTCGATGTCCTCATCCATTGGAAGCTCATCACGCCCGAGAACATCATCTTTGTTGAACTCCACGACATTTTAGCCCCATGTTTACTCATGGTCGATATTATAGAGCATATCGGGAGGGGAGGCTATTGGGGGCCTCAAACCAGAAAACCACCTTTATCGGGCGACACTCAATCAAGCCAAACCGCTCTGCAGTCCTAAAGTTAACCGAAGTCTTCCTTGCCCGATCGACCTGAAAAGAAATTTCATTTCTAAATTGCTCTACCGTGAACACGGATTTAAAAAGGTTGCAAGGCGCACAAGCCGGCACAATATTACTTATTTTGTTATTTTCCGGTTTTTCCATTCCTCCATTATCCAGAAGCTTCTGTATCGACTCAGGCACGACACCCCATGCACTTGCATAGCTTGCCTTCGTTGGTAGTCGATAAACGGCATCGACATGGTCGGCGTGCCACCCCTTTTCCGGTAGCTTATTGCCGCAATACCAGCAAACACCCCCAGACTTATCCCATACCTGCTTTCTTTGGGCTTTGCTAAGCGCCATAATCTTTACCTTTGTATTGGGGCTAGGAGTTACTTGACTGTGTACTCGCTATAATAATGAAATTCCTTGCATGCCACACATTGTAGATTTTTCCCGCTCCACACTTTATCGCCAATGACAGTATTCTCTCCATTACAGGATGGGCATAACCAAACCGTAGGTATAGGCACTTGCGCGCTTGGGTCTTCATTTCTTAAAAGCGCGAATGATCTATTAACACAGGCCCGATAGCTTAAGGGTAAACTACGGTTTCGCACAACTTGAGACTCAAGCTTGCTAGCACAGTCCTGCAACGCCACCTCTAGCTCAAATATTCTCAGGAGTGGGTCAAATGATGGCTCCGACTCTTTCATGTGACACTCAGCACAGAATTGACGGCCATGCTTACAAAGCTTTGCTCCTACTTGATTAATCATCACTCTCTCCATTGGTTAACTATCCGACGTCCGGCATTGGAATCCAACCCAAGTAATGCGAGTCCCGCTGCTCGTAATCACTATTCCAGCGCATAGTCCATCGCTCTCTGTGCTCGCGCCACTGAACTTGATGTAGACTTTCGCCGTCAATCTGATAGGCCAGAATTTCTGTGCCATCCTTCGGCGCCTCATCCATTGGTCTTAATTTCTCGCTCATTTTCAATTCCTCAATGATGGTGGTGTCTGTGCCTTGTTAGATGTGCTGGTTAATCCCAGTGCTCATTGCTAGCAAGATCATCAAGGGAGGCGGATAATATCATCCGTTGACGCCCCGAGAAATTAAGCCATTCTCGCCGGACATGCTCGCTAGTGTAATTTTTCCAATCGTGAACCCTTGTAGTTTTATCCCAATCCGGCTGCTGCCAGTCTTCTGGAGGATTTGTTTCTTCTATCAGAGCTTCATATTCAGCTTCTCCAGCCTCCATATGATCCTGCATTTTCGATTCCATGTATTCCATTCTATAAACCCTCTCTCATTAAGTTATCGATCTGTGCTCTGTCTTGGGTTAATCGCTTTCTGCCAAGTCCATCTCCATGTTTTCAATCGCTCCATCAATCTCATCAAGAAGCTCAAGAGTGTCAAAATGATTACGCAAATTAACCGCTGTAATTTCACCTCTAAAGCCGCTGGCATGCAGTACAATACGCTTATAGACATCATCGACACGGATAAACAATTGCATTGCTTTTTTGACCTTTTCGTTTGCCTCAGCCTCTAACAGCTTGCCAAACTCTTCTAAAATTTCACTCATTTATCCATCCTCGCTTAACAGTTGGTTTATGGTGTTTCGCTCTTGCGTAGTTCCAAGCTTTAATCCTGTAGGGCTGAATAGTGTGTAAAGTGGTTGATTAATTCCTGCCCAGCGCCCTTATAATTCCGTCGAGTATGGCCTCAGCTTCGCTTTTTGGGGAATATTCCATTTTATGCTTTAGTAGGTGAAGTTCAGGGATTAAGTCGCCGTATATCTCCCTGTGGATAGCGTGAGCGGTCTCCCTTTTGTGGTGCTGCGCCTCTTCCGGTGAGCAGCCATAAGACCGCGTAAACTGTGCGCCGAACTCCATTCGATATGTTGATAGCAAGATAGATTCAACGTACATCGGCCCTTTTAGCTCTTCAAAGCTTGGCTTAAAGGAAATATCGGCCCAGCCATCATTGGCTATTTGAATCTCATCCGAAAGCTGCATTAGTTTTTCAATATCATCCACTGAGTGAATCTTCATATTTCAATCTCTCCTGTTAATTAATCGAACATACCCTTCATTGCGTCCAGTTCGCGCCTACCGGCCTTATGCCTGCCGCCTTTTTGCATCGGCCATCATTGCATCTTCTGAATAACAGGCTGCACACCGCGTTATCCATGATGTGAATTTATATTCAAGCTTTAGCTCGTAAGGCACAACAGGGTTTTTATTCCTGTCCATCATCAAAAAATTAGACGCTGGGCCTATAATCCGCATGCCCTTGTGATTCTCGACCATGGCTAAAGCGACAACAGTCTCTTCCTGGCAGCCCGTTTTTCCGCAGTAATCAGAATGTTTTACTAAGCTCATGCCCATGGACTCCCGCTAGTGACGCACTGACCCAGCACATAAGCCACATCAGGCCATTTTGCATCAGCGTCGCCGGTTATCATTTTCTGCTTGGCCGATGAGAGAGCCAGATCAAGCTCATCCTGCGACTTTCGCAGTATCTCTTCCGACCATTCACGCTTGGCCATCTTCACGGCTTGGTCATCAGGAAAGGCCGTCATGTACTTGTTTCCATAGATCGCCTGAAGTCGAGCAAAAAACCAGTTAATCAGAATGGTGTCTTTTTCGTTAATCAGCCCAACTTGTGTCCGTGGCCTGTCGATATACTCGGTCGCCTGTTGACTCTTTGGAATTAGTTCGTTGATCGGTTTCATCTTTTCGCATCCAGTTTCTGACTGATGCTTTCCAGTCTTTCATTTTGTTTTTCCCTACCATCCAGTTTTTTGATGTGTAGAAATCAATAAATTTATCGGCTTCGCCTACCGCTGCCGGTGATTGTCTTTCAAAGAAGTAATTAGCAACATCCTTTTGCGAGGGAGGCGTGAAACGCTTTGTCTTACTCTCTTTCTGCTTCTGTTCTGTATCTGTATCTGCTTCTGTATCTGAGGGCGTTACAGTAACGGTTTTGGAACGTTTCACTTTTTCTCTATGTTTCTTAACTCTTTCAGTGGAACTATCTGATTCATATTGCTTTTTCTTCCACTGTGGTATTTGAAACGTTTCATCATCCGTTTCATTTGTAACAATTAATCCGACCCCCTGAAACGCATTGAAACACGATGTAACATGCTCAATTGTTTCACGTAACGCGAATGCCGTTTCATCTAATGTTCCGACATAGCCGCCGCGATCTATCGAGCTGGCATAGCAAAGGAGATTGATATAGACCTTGAATTGGTCTGAAGATAGCCCTTGAACAGTAGGGTCATTGAGTAGCTTGTTGTGTAGTCGGAACCATTGCATTATAATTGATCTCGAAATGTTTGATTGATTGCCGCTCTAATTGCTCCCCAGCGTTAAGCGGCTTTTTCTTCCCCTAAAGCTATGAACTCACTGACTTGTAGATCCAAAGCAATGGCGATTCTCATCACTGTCACAATGCTTGGATTCTTCGATGCGTTGGCCAGCCCGGATATGTAAGACGGTGAAACACCCATCTTGTCCGCTAGATCTTTACTCTTCATTTCGCTATTGATAAGAGCAATTTTAATTGATTTTCCTACGTTCATAACTGAACCCTATTCATTAACATTCTATATACTATTGGTTAATATGTGATACAATACGCCATTCTTAACATACTGTCAAACAATAAGGTGATGTTATGAGAAGGCTAATTCAAGTGTGCTCTGAGTGCGAAACGGCGTTGTGTGCTCAAGGTGAAATGATGTGTTTTGAGAGCAGGGGCGCCAACCTTAAATTGGTCAGCGAAGAGAGCTTGGCAAAAAAAGGAGCGGAGCATAAAAGCCATTTCTCTGAAGAGAAAATAACGATGGTTTATGGCGATCCTGTACCGTTTGGTTATGCGGCTGAGGCTAAAGGCTTATGAAAATAACCAAATTCAAGTTTACATCCTGTAAAACTGGCTACGGCAATGGCAGGCATGAAGACTGGAAGGATGGATGGGAAAGGTTTTAATCAATCCTTAGTAACGGCTTCACAATGCGCCCCGAGGGCATATCATAACTACCGTCAGGCATAGGCCAATCAAGACAGCAAACCTTATAAGCCTTCTTTGGGGGGTTCTTTAACGTGAAGAATACACTGTATTTATTACCCTTCCAATAGAATCGATCACTTGTCTTAAGCTCGGATAATTTCATAATTAATAATCATGCCTACACACATAAGCAATCTTACCATCAACCTGTAAAACCTCTCTTGCCTTATCGCAATGAGGGCCAGCGGTTAGCCAGTAAATGATGTAATCCATCTGTTTAACCTTTTATGAAAGTATCCAGAATAGGCAGCGGATCAGGTGGTTAAAGAAATATACGCCTTTTGGGCATTCTCTGGCGGTATCGATAAGTTATGCAATTGCCGACCCTGTACCGATTAGGGATAAATCCAATCCTCTCCCTGCACTTTGTTCGGCTATTTTTGGCAAACGCTATACCCGCATGCATCAGCCATATATCGTCAAATACATTCATTCTATTCACCTCTTTTATGCAAGATAGGGGCGGTATCAGGGGGTTAATCTACGCGCCGCAGAGCCATATCCCGATCAAAAGCAGCATTATCGCTGGCCTGAGATACTTTTTTACACTCAAAACAAACCTTGCTACCTTGCGAATAAACTATTTCGCTGTATGTTTCTACGACTTTTTCACATCGAGTGCAGGTTAATTCTTTCTTTAAGTTTTCCATCATTTATTTCCTTTTAGCTCTCTGTATAGGTTAATAGATATAAATCCCGTTCTGGGCTATCATCTGGCTTTGACACTCTAACGGGAATAATGTCATGGCAAAGAAAGTAAAAGGTAAGGCTAAACCTAAAGTCCTTGTTACTCGTAAAGTCTCCAGAGGCCCAAACAAAGGTGACATTGTTCAATTTAGGGCTAATTCAGCCAGTGCAGCTCAGCCGGGTAAACTTAAGCCTCGGAGAGTTATTAAGGATGTTGGCCCTAAAAATACGTCCACCATTCCCAAAGGCAAGAAGAAGAAGAAAAAGAAATAGTCACCCTATTTCACAACTTGCCGCGCCACAATCACCCTCTAAGTCTAAAGGGTCTATATCGAAAGCCATTGTTAGCTGTAGTTCTGGCTTGTAATCAACAAACTTATTAAAAGGCTGTTTAGACATTTCAAGTATATCCTGAGCGCTACGACCTTCACGAAAGAACACATTATTATCAAGCCCTGAAGGGCCGGCGCTACCGTTCTCAACCTCCATCCTATGGCAGAAGTCGAAAGCCTCTGGCATCTCTTGGGCAATGGTTAACAGCTTTCTAGTGGATTTCTTAAAGCATGTTTTGCAGTTGCCTAAGTGCTCGGGTAGCTCTAGATCAAAAGGCTGTTCTGCCCACCAGTGAATAATCTCGGGCTTTGTTGTTGGTTGCCAGCTAATCAGCGGGTAAATAATCCCATTCTTCTCAAAATTACTATCCATTCTATCCCACTCATCTGACCGAATACCCACACATGTTTTGTGGTTAGACTTAAATCCTAGTGACCGCCTATAGGACTCCATGGGGCGCTTTTTAAGCCGCTCAGAGCATTTAGGCGCTGCTATGTTGGGGATGCCCTCCTTTTTAATATAAGCCTCAAATGGCTCCCCATTCCTTGCTGCTGCCTCAAAGTTAACAATCTTGTGCCGGATACCCTTTCCCTTCTCTGGATTGACTACAGCCTCAAGCCATATAAGATTTAAACTGAAAGCCTTATCACACTTATCGACAAAAATAAGCGTTTCTTCATCCTCTTGACCGGTATTAGCAAACACAAATATAAAATTATACTTATGGCTCCAATAGGTCAGCAGATACGAGCACATATACGCGGACGTGCGACCGCCTGAAAATGATACAAATAATGTCTCTTTCACGACAACCCCCAGACCACCAGCACAACAGAGCCCCAGCACAGCAATCCAAATAATACCTTGTGATTACATGCCCAGTCGTTGAAACTCTCCCAGATGCGCTTACACTCGCCCCAGTTAGCCCATAAGGTGCAGGAGAGGGCAAGGATTATCATCCATAGGATGTTGGTTAGGGATGGGTTCATTTTGGGGGCTCCGGTAGTGGCATCCAGTGGGTAGGCTCTGAGCAGTTATCCCACCCGTACTGGCTTACTTCAGGATCACAGTAACAATCATCAAATCTAAACCATTGATTGCCACCCTTTCCGGTATCGACGAAAGACCACAGATCAACAGGATTGGCTTCGCAGCATGAATAGCCCACAACCTTAAGATTAGTTTCTGGCGGGGTATCTACACTTACCCATTGCGCTTTGGGTAGCTGCTCAGCCTTATTCAGCTTCTGCTTTAGCTGTGAAATCTCATCCTTATCGCGTAACATTGCCTGCTCAGCTAATCCGTAGAGCCTTTTCCATGATTCGATATTCTGAGGCATTTTCTCTCGCCCATTCAATGTGATTTTTGACTCACCCATTGTTTTTTCT